CAAGCGTTTTGTTCCGCCCACGCTGGCAGAGGTGCAGTCCTATGTGGCTGAACGCCAGTCACCCGTAGATCCGCAGGGCTTTATCGATTTCTACGCATCGAAAGGGTGGATGGTCGGCAAGACCCCCATGAAAGACTGGAAAGCGGCTTGCCGAAATGCAGAGACGTGGGAGCGGTGGAGCAGGACGGAAGCCTCTGCGCCGCCCAAAAAGGGCCTTGCACAGGCTCTGACAGACCGGCAGATGGAAAAGTACATGGGATGGTGAGAGTATGGCCGGAGGACACGCAAAGGTACACGTGCGATGCCCCTATTACAGGACAGACAACGGCTCCCAGCGCATTGTGTGCGAGGGGGTGCTGGCGGACGAGCCGGTGGTGAACTGGATGCCGTCCCGTGAGGCGCTGCGGCGGCAGATCACCCGATACTGCGCCGGGGAATACTGGCTGTGTCCGCTGTGCGAGGCCGTGGACGGGAAATATGCAAGACGGGAGGAAGAAAGTGGAAGTGATCATGACCATCGGGCTTGCGCCGGTGACGAAGAAAAATAGCCAGCAGATTTTGAAAAATGCCGGAACGGGGCGGCCCTTCATCGCCCCAAGCCGGGCGTACCGGGAGTACGCCGAGGCGGCGGCATGGTGTCTGCGGACGTATCGGCTGGAGACCATCCGGCAGCCAGTGGAAGTGAAGGCGCTGTTTTTCATGCCCACAAGTCGGAGAGTGGATCTGACAAACCTGTTGGAGGCGCTGGATGACGTGCTGGTGGAGGCGGGGGTGCTGGAGGACGACCACAGCGGCATCCTCGTCAGCCACGACGGGAGTCGGGTGCTGTATGACAAGCAGCGCCCACGGACGGAGATCGTGATCCGGACGATGGAGGGAGGCGGGGAGGCATGAGACTGCGGCAGGGAGAGCCCTACCGGCTGCCGGAATGCCCCTGTGAGGCCTGCCGGAAGCGATCGAAGGATCTGGGCAGCTGCAGCCAGAGGATGGGCGGGCGGCAATGGCCCGGCTGCGCAGCGTGGATGGTGTGGTTCCGGCGGTGCTGGCAGATGGTGAGAGGAGAGGCCCCGGAGGCGGGGAGGAAAGGAGTATAGACATGGATGCAGTGGAGTTTATCCGGGAGCGAAACCGGATGTGTAAACATTTTCGTGGGTGTGCCAAGTGCCCTGCGGACGGTATGATATGCAGCACAATATGGGAGATGAATGACGCCGAAAGGCTTGTTCAGATCGTTGAGGAGTGGTCTGCTGCACACCCAGTCAAGACGCGGCAGAGCGTGTTTCTGGAGCAGTGGCCGGAAGCAGAGCTGGATACGAACGGTGCAGTGGCGATTTGTCCGACTATACTTTCTAGGGATTATAGAAGTGCTAACAAGAGGTGCAAGCATCCAGATACCGCATGCTATGACTGTCGCCGCGATTTCTGGATGCAGGAGGTGGAGTGAAATGACAAAGCAAGAAGCTGCTGCTATGTTAGTGCAGTTGTATGCAGACTACTCTACCTTGTGCGACAAATATGGGTGGCCTCCCAGTGATGGGATGCCAGAGGCAGTAGCAATAGCTGTGCAGTCGTTGCAGGAAGTGGAGTGATGGCGAGGCGTGAGGAATTGATGGAGGCGCTGGACGCTATCGAGACGGGGATGTGCCGCATCAAGGAGAGCCGGGATATCTGGCAGAACGATCTGGTGTATGCCCTGTGTCAGGCGGTGCGGCTGCTGCTGACGGAGGAGATCAAGCATGGCAGACAGTAAACACACGGTAGGAGACCTGCGGCAGCTCCAGAGCCTGCCGCTTCGGCTGAAGATCCCGTTGACCCAACAGCGCATCCGGGATTGGTACGAGCATTGGGACGGGCAGGTCTACGTCAGTTTTTCCGGCGGCAAGGACAGCACGGTTCTAAAGCACATCGTTGATTCCATGTACTCCGATGTTCCGGCGGTGTTTGTTAATACCGGGCTGGAATACCCGGAGATCCAGCGGTTTGTCCGGGAGGTCAAAGCTGGGGAATATGACTGCTTTAACGCTGACGTTGATATTCTCCGGCCTGAAATGCGGTTTGATGAAGTCATCAAGAAGTATGGGTATCCGGTCGCATCCAAGCTTGTTGCGAGGTACGTCGAGACTGCAAGGCGAAACCCAGACAGCAAAAGGGCAAAATGGATCCGGGGCGAGGAATGGACGAAATTTGTAACTGGTGGCAAATGGACATTTTTGATAGACGCACCATTCCCCGTTTCCGATAAATGCTGCGCCGTTATGAAACACAAACCTATCAACCAATATGGGAAGCAGACCGGCAGAAAAGCGATTATCGGCACAATGGCAGCAGAAAGCCACAACCGGGAACAAGCATGGCTTTCCAACGGATGTAATGCTTTTGAATCCAAAACACCAACATCGCAACCGCTTTCCTTTTGGACGGAACAGGACGTCTTGCATTATATCAAGGAATTCGACGTCCCTTATTGCCCGATATACGGCGAAATCAAGGTGGATGACGATCCGGAACTTGAAGGACAGATGAATTGGATCGATTATCTTGGATGCTATGAGCCGCAAGACCGGCTTACAACCACCGGCTGTAACCGCACAGGCTGTATGTTTTGTATGTTTGGGGCGCATCTGGAGAAGGAGCCAAACCGCTTCCAGCGGATGAAGGTCACGCATCCCAAGCAATACGCCTATTGCATGGACAAGCTGGGCCTGCGGGAGGTGCTGGAGTATATCGGTGTGCCGTATGAGTAAGGAGGAGGCAGGATGCTGAGGATCGTGATGGACGTAGACAGGCCGGTGGGACAGGCCATCGGCATCAAGGAGGCGCTGGCCATGGACTTGGAGCGCTATGGGGACGTGCGGGTGGTATCCGTGGAGGAGATCACGCCGTGGAAACAGGAGGTGATTGACAATGGCGAGAAGCCGTTGTTCGGGCATCACAGCGGGAAAAGGTCACAGACATTCTGGGGTTGTTTCATGAAGCTGGAGGGGATGGGTTAATGGAAAGACTGACGGAAAAACATTATCTCGGAGCCGACCATTACATAAAGTGTTCCGAAAACTGCAACATGGATATGGATTGCATAGACTGCCAATCGTTTGATTGTCTCGTTGAGCGCCTCGCTGCCTACGAGGACACGGGGCTGACGCCGGAAGAAGTGTCTGCGATTGTTAAAGAATGGAGCGACCTTTGCACTATCGTCGGGGAGTGCGGTGGCATTGACCGCCTGTGCGAGCTGGCCGAGGCCGACAAGGACGGGCGCATGGTGGTGCTGCCATTTACCAGTGGGCGCACTTTGCTATGCAAGGAAAACATCGACAGTCCGCAACTTATGAAGGATGTAGAGCTTGCAATTCGCTATTGCAGCAGTTGCGGAATTGTGTTTCACATGGGTTACAATGTGTTCTGTGATCTGGTGAAACATGGGAGAATTACTGCGGTAAGCGAAGAGACGGAGAAAGTATTGAAGGCGATGAAAAATGAGTAGAGCTGTTATGCTGAGCATCCGCCCCAAGTGGGTGGAGAAGATCGCTTCCGGCGAAAAGACTATCGAAGTCAGAAAAACTAAGCCAAAGCTGGAAACGCCGTTTATGTGCTACATCTACTGCACAGTGGAAATGGCTGGGTATGATGCGCTCTGGGTTCTGGACGCTCCAACAAGAGAAAAATACTCGCTTATGGCGGTGTCTGCTTACTTAGAGAACCCAGAAGGTGCAAATAAAGGAAACGGCAAGGTCATTGGCGAGTTCACCTGTGACCGGATCGTCTCGATCACATACGATGGCGGCAGGCTATGGTGTCCGACAAATGCCGCCTTTTCCCCCGCGACGTGCTTAACTCAGTCAGAAATTATAGCTTATATCGGCGATAAGGGGCGTTGTTACGGCTGGCATATGTCCGACTTGCGCATTTATGATACGCCGAAAGAATTGAGCGAGTTTACCGGATTACGCAATACGAGATTCGGCGCAGCGCCATATGGCATCAAGCGCCCGCCCCAAAGCTGGTGCTATGTGGAGGCGATGAATGATGGATGTTGAAAAGAAAAGGGATGAACTGCTTTCGATTCTCGAAGAATTGGATGCCGAGCTCCAAACCCTAAGTGATCGCGTTGCAAAAGCGCGTGAGGACTTGGCGAACGTTCACACGGCGGACGATGCAAAAAGGTTTGACGAAAACCATGACCTTGAGAAGGGCTTGAAGCACATTCAACTGTTTTAGGAGGGCTGACAATGGGTGAATACATTGACAGGGGAACGTTTAAGAAAAGCGTCGAGGAGCGTTATTGTAAGCCGTGCAAGGCGGAGGGAAAAGACCACAACGGATGCTGGTGTCGTGCTTGTTGGGTTGACGATATGCTCGACGAGGTAGATTGTTTCCAGCCCGCCGATGTGGCCCCGGTGGTGCATGGGCAATGGATCGAGGATCATGATTATCTAAAATGCCCAGAGTGCGGCGTGATGGTTAAGTGGGATTTTACATTTTTCGATATTGGAAATTGGAACTATTGTCCCAACTGCGGCGCGAAGATGGACGGGGGTGACGAGGATGCGGCTGATTGATGCGGATGCACTGGGCGTGGGGCGATGCAGCAGGGATCTATTGCCAGCGGACTACTGCGCCGGGTGGAACGGGATGGTAAGGTTATTGGAAAAAGCCCCCACCGTTGACGCTGTGGAAGTGGTGCGGTGTAGGGACTGCATTTACACACGCAAGGTATACGGGAGATTGGTGTGCAAATACGGGACATGTGCAGGCTGCATCCTCCACGATGACTTCTTCTGCGCCAATGGAGAACGGAGGGACCATGATTAAAGACAGCGGAGAAAGAACAAAGTTTCCAAGCGGAGCACTCCGGGATATGCACACGGGCAAGGGACGGATGGATTTGCTCCCTTGGTCGGCTATCATGGAAGTGTCGAAGCACTGCGAGGCGGGCGCTTTGAAATACGGGGAGCATAATGTCGATAAAGGGATCCCAACCCACAGTTTGTTAGATTCCGCTATTCGCCATGCGGCGAAATATCTGGCGGGCTATGTGGATAAGCCGCACCTTGTAGCTGCGGCGTGGAACCTACTGTGGGCGATCGAGATGGAGATTGTCCACACTGAATGCGTGGATACTCCGTGGAGGTCAAGCGATGGCGAATAAGGACGCAATGCTGGAAGCATTAGAGGAGATCGAGAACGGTATGTGCCGCATTAAGGAGCAGCGGAGCATTTGGCAGAATAGCCTTGTATATGCTTTATGCCAAGCTGTGCGGCTGCTTCTGATGGACAAGATCAAGGAGGGACGGAAATGAGAATTGACGGCAAAACCCTGCCCAACAACCCCATGAAAGCGTACCAGCAGGGAAAGCTGATAGGGACAAAGCAAAACATGGATTTGGTATCCGAAGTGCTGCTTACAAAGTTTGGATTCCACGTGTTGGAGGAAACGCCGGACAGCCACGACACTATGAGTGTTGAGTATCTGCAAAAATGCCTTGTGGAGCTGGTGGACGCAAAAAACAGTGGCTATGTGACCAAGAAGGATATTGCGGACGCTCTGCGGAGCGACTACAAACTAATTAACAACGCAGAGTAAGGAGGCTGGCATGAGCCGAAAACAGACGCTGCCGTATGATGTGCGGCTTGAGTGCATTGCCTATGTCAGAGGTTATCCACGGCGGGTACAGGCGTACAACGATGCAAGGAGCGAGATACTGAGCGGCGGGAACAGTGCAACAGAGGGTATGCCCCGCTCCACCGGCATTGGTAGACCGGCAGAAAGCAAGGCGGAGCAGCTTGCCGCCATAGAAAACTGGCCGGAAACCAAGAAAATGCGGGCTGTTGAATATGCCATAGACCGATGTGGGCTGGATTTGGAGAGTGAGAGCATCCGTAAACAGCTTACACAGGGGATCATGCGCAACTGTCAGGGCAAGCATAAGTATTCCCGCAACAAGATTGTTGTTCCGGGGATAAGCGAAGCAACATTCCGCCGGAGAAAAGAAAGATTCCTGTTCGACATTGCTACATATTGTGGTTTTGCAGGAAAAGGTGAGCCAAATTCCACCTAATGATGTGCTACAATAGGTACAGTGGATGATAAGGAATAGTCATCCACCCGTCTTTCCACTCAACCCGTTTCCTCCATCTTATGCGCCGCCGGTATTGGGCGCACCTTCTGGCACCGAAAGGTCATACCGGCACAAACAGCCTGTAGGGAAACCTGCGGGCTGTTGTTATATGCCGTGCGCTCGTTGCACCCCACGATCAGGGGCGGGAGGTCGCACCTCCCACACGGCACAAATATATGCGGGCGGAAGCTGGGAGGAATCAGCTCCGATAGTAAAATTTCGGGTTCGCAGGTTCGAATCCTGTCGCCTGCACAAGATGCCGGGTAGCACTCGGACAATGTGAGACCGTTCGTCGTGGCTTACATGAAAATGAAAATGCTCGCTGAAAACTGCGCGTGAGGATGCGTCCTCCTTGCCATGACCGAACAGCGGCGCTTGAGATGCTTGCGGGGCCTCAAGCGGGCATGAGCGTGTGACAATCTAAGCGGGAAGACGACCAATATGCGGGCACATGTACCAAGGTGGCGACGCGGTCTCCAAAACCGTGTGTGGTGGGTTCAATTCCCAACTGTCCGTGCCAAATGTATGCTACCGCATTGCGGCACTCTGCGCGAGTGCCGAGGCGTTCAATGGATGTGGCGTGGTGGCGGCAATCTTATGATTAGGCCGCTGTGTAAGCAATTCAAACAGGGCGCAATGCCGGAACCTGTGAAAAGGCGCGGCGCGGTGTGGCGCCGAAATAACTGTGTAACCCATGTTTGAGAGCTTCCAGAAGGCCGCATGGGAGGGGAAAGACTGTTACTGTAAGCCAAGGGGCGGGGGCTGGTAGCAAAACAGGAGGAAGGCGTGTACGATATTACAAAGCAGCCATACGCAAAATGGCTTGAAGAAAGCATAGCAACTATCGCAGGGATTGACCCTTGCTGTATTTGCTTTGCAGCGACAAAAGCAGACGGCACGGTGTTCACCGGTTATTATAATGCAGACGCGACGGACAAGGCCGTTTTTGCGCACAATATCCAGTCCGACATCGTGATGGATATCATCAAGTCGAATGCTGACACAATCAGCGGGATTTTGGAGGATGGCAAATGATTCTCTGCGGTAAAGACTGCACACCATGCTGTGACTTCTGCACCCATGTCAAACACGGCACAGTAGTAGTTGACGGTAAGCGTGTAACTACTGGGCCTGTTGGCTGCAAACTCCACAAGGACAAAGAGCATCAGGACATTGCCGCCACCTGTGGGTATTGTGACGACTTTCATTGCTTCCAGAGCCTGGTGTCCGTAGATCGAGAGATGCAAGAGGGAGACGGAGAATGAACGACGACCACAAGGACATTATCAACAAGATAACGTATTCCGCCGACGAAATAGATAGGATCATGAAAATCAATATGCGGCTCATTGCGAAATTCAAAATTCATTTGCACAAAGAGTATGGCGACGCTATCGAAGATATTGCGAAGATGTTTGACACACTTTACGCAGAGCAGCAAAAAGAAACGCCGTTGATGTGGTATGAGTATTGCTACGGTCTTAAAGATACAGGGAAATAAAAACAAATTATTTGGATTGGAAGTGAGCGTATGCCAGCAGGAGCGCCAAGAAAATGGAAAAGCGTAAGCGCGATGCAAAAGGCGATTGACGCTTACTTCAAAGAGTGTGAGGGTGAGCCGTTTATCGGCGATGACGGTTGTGCTGTGCGAGATAAGTACGGCATACCGATTATCATTAACGCAAAGCCGCCGACGATTACGGGGCTTGCGTTGGCACTTGGATTTACGGGAAGACAAGCGCTGCTGGATTATCAGGCAAGGCCAGAATTCGCGGACACGGTTACGCGCGCAAAGTCCAGATGTGAAGAATACGCCGAATCTCGGCTCTACGACAAAGACGGTGCAAACGGCGCGAAATTTTCGCTTGGCTGCAATTTTGGCTGGAATTCCGAGAATGAAAAGAGTGGCGACCCTGCTGCGTTGGCCGCTCTGGTATTGGCGTTAAAGGGAAACGGAAATGCAGATTAAGCCACTGACCAAAAAACAGAAGGCTATTATGGATTTTATTGAATCCGATGATCTGGCGCTGATTTGTGACGGTTCCGTCCGTTCCGGGAAGACGACAGTAATGTCGATGGCGTTTGTGCTGTGGGCGATGCAGAACTACGACCGCACGAATTTTGCCATTTGCGGGAAAACGGTACAGGCGGCGGAGCGGAACATCCTGAAACCGTTGATGGAAATTGACGGACTGGGTGCTGCACTGTCCATGCATTACAAGGTTTCCACGAGGATTTTAGCTGTTCGGTGCGGAAACAAAACGAATTGGTTTTACCTGTTCGGCGGTAAGGATGAAAGCTCTTATATGCTCATCCAAGGCATTACTCTTGCTGGCGTTCTATTCGATGAAGTGGCACTTATGCCGCGTTCGTTCGTAGAGCAAGCGCTTTCCCGTGCGATTTCGTTTGAGCATCCGAAGTATTTTTTTAACTGCAACCCAGAATCACCGCAGCATTGGTTTTACAAAGAGTGGATTGAAAATGAGCGGGAGAATACGCAACACATCCACTTCCTGCTGGAAGATAACCCGATTCTAACACCGCAGATGATTGAGCGGACAAAGGCTATGTATAGCGGCGTGTTCTACGACCGCTATATTCGCGGCTTGTGGGTAGTGGCCGAGGGGCTGATCTATCCCATGTTTGACGAAAGCTGCATTGTGGACGAGCTGCCGGAAAAGGGAGAATACTATGTTTCCTGCGACTACGGCACACTTAACCCGTTTTCTGCAGGGCTGTGGTGCTGGGACGGCAAGACGGCCACACGCGTCCGCGAGTATTACTATTCCGGGCGCGAGAACCAAAAGAACAAGACAGACGAGGAATACGCTGACGAAATTAAAAAGCTCATTGGCGAGGCGGATGTCAAAAGCATTATCGTTGACCCGTCTGCCGCTTCGTTTATCGAGGTCTTGCGGCGGCGCGGTTATATGGTCCGCAAGGCCAACAACGATGTGACAAACGGGATTATGACTACGGCGCGGTTTTTGCAAGACGGCATTCTCAAAGTGCATCGTGGCTGCAAAGACTGCATCCGCGAGTTTGGGCTATATCGGTGGGACGAAAAATCCGCCGACGACAGGCCAATCAAGGAAAACGACCACGCAATGGACGAAACGCGCTATTTTGCCTACACAATCTTGAAGAATAAGGCGTATAAGCGCGATTATGTCCCCATTTGGAGCAGATAGGAGTGAGAGGCTATCAAAACTTACAATGACCTTGTTGCGGTCGGAGAAAGTGACCAGGCGCGGATTGGGTTTATTCGCGGAGCAATCAACGAGCATCGAAGCTCACACGCATACAAGACGGCGGCGGATGCTGAGGAATATTACAATGGCCTGAATCCGACCATTAACCGCTATGAAAAGATCATCTACGATATGCAGGGCCGTTCCCACACGGATATGTGGACGGCAAACCATAAACTGGCCAGCCGCTTCTTCGGTCTGGCGGTGGATCAGGAAGTTTCCTATCTTCTGGGTAACGGCGTAACCTTTGCGGAGAAGGAAACGCCGAACAAGCTATGCCCGGACTTCGACCAGGAAGTCATGGATGCAGCGCGTGAAGCGAAAATCGCAGGCGTGTCCTTCGGCTTCTGGGATTTGACGCATTTGCGGGTGTTCTCTCTGCTTGAGTTCGTCCCCCTCTATGATGAAGAGGACGGTGCAATGAAAGCCGGTATCCGGTTCTGGCAGGTGGCACAGGATAAGCCTCTGAGAGCGACGCTGTATGAGATCGACGGATTTACCGAGTATTTCCAGCCCAGCGGCGAGGATATGGCCGTCATGCAGCCAAAGCGCAGCTATAAGCTAATCGAGCGCAAGGCGGAGGTCGGCGAAACAGAAATCTATGACGGTGGGAATTATCCGAGTTTTCCCATCGTGCCGCTGAAAAACAACAAGCGGTGTTTATCCGAGATTGTCGGCAAGCGCAACACCATCGACGCGCTGGATCTGGCGTCCTCGAACATGGTTAACAATGTGGATGAGGGCAACTTGATTTATTGGGTGCTGTCTAACTGCAACGGCATGGACGACCTCGACGATGCAAAGTTTGTGGAGCGCTTGAAAACCACGCACGTTGCCCACGCCAACGGAGATGATGGCGCAAAGGTGGAGAGTAAAACCATCGAGGCACCCTATGAGGGCACGAGCAGCACCATTGATATGCTCAAAAAAAAGCTGTACGAGGATTTCCAGTGCTTTGACGCGGCGGCGGTATCTGCCGGCAACCAGACGGCGACCGCGATCAAGGCCAGCTATGTGCCTCTGGATTTGAAAACGGATAAGTTTGAATCCGAGGTCACGCGGTTTATTGTTGAGATCCTGCGTCTGGCAGGCATTGAGGATCAGCCGAGTTATACGCGCAATCAGATCATCAACAAGAGCGAGGAAACGCAGAACATTCTTCTGGGTGCGGCGTATTACGATGACGAATACATCACAAAGAAGCTGCTGACGATCAACGGTGACATTGACCAGTACGAGGACATGGCAAAGCGGAAGGCTGCAGAAGAGATTGACCGAAGCTTTGCGGAACCGGATGCGCCGGAGGTGAACGGCGATGGCGAACAGTGACCTCGGCCACAAGCTGACCGACAAGGAGCTTGCAAAGCTGGAGCGGCGTATTGCAAAACTATACCGCGATGCGGGGGAAGAACTGCAAGCCACCATCGACGCATATTTTGAACAGTTCGCCAAGCGGGACGAGGAAATGAAGGCGCTGATCGGCACCGTGCAGAACGGTAAGGAATGGACGGAAGCCGACTATAAGCAATGGCGGCTCAACCAGATCGGGCGCGGGGAACGCTATCAGGCCATGCGCGACAAGGTTGCGCAGAGGGCGACCGATGCAAACGCTGTGGCGGTGTCCTATACCAACGATGCGACGCCGGGTATTTACAGCCTGAACCGCAATTATGCGGCTTACACCATTGAACGTGTCACCGGGAATATCGGCTTTGACCTGTGGGACGAGCAGACGGTAAAGAGGCTTATGGTAGAGCAGCCGGACTTAATGCCGTACTACCCAAAGGACAGGGCACTGAAACGCGGTATCGACCTCGCGTATGGCAAGAAGCAAATCACGGCAAGCGTCACCAGCTCCATCTTGCAGGGAAAGAGCATCAAGCACATGGCGGATGATTTGCAAAAGCGCATTACCACCATGAGCCGCGATTCCGCCATCCGCACCGCTCGTACAGCCGTGACCGGCGCACAGAATGCCGGACGCATGGACAGCTACGCAGCGGCGGAGAAGATGGGGATAAAGCTCAAAAAAGAATGGTTGGCTACGCTGGACGCGCGTACACGCCACTCGCATGCCATGCTTGACGGCGAACAAGTGGCGCAGGACAAGAAGTTTTCTAACGGTTGTCGTTTTCCCGGCGACCCACAAGGACCACCGTGGGAGATATATAACTGCCGCTGTACGCTGATCGCCGCTGTGGAGGGTGTAGATACAGCTTCGGCGCAGAGACGCGCCAGAAACCCCGTTACCGGCGAGACTGAGCTTATCCAAAACATGCCGTATCAGGAATGGGTGCGTAGCAAGCAAAAGCAACAAAAAGCCGTTGAGATTGAGTCGGTTTTGCGGTATAATAGTATTATACAAAGCTATACCAACATAGATACGGAAAAGGTATATTCCGCCGCGAAAAGCGGAGAGCGCAATAGAGGTGTTTACACAGACGCAATAAAGAAACGGCAGAAAAATCTTGAAAAATCTATTGCGTCACATACCGCTCAGGTTGAAGAACACGCCCGAAAGGTAAAAAACCCGGATAAGTACGATACAGGATGGAGCGAGAAAGACGACCGGCAAAAACAAGGCTTACTTAAAAAGTGGGGTAAAGATTTGCAGCGCAACGCAGAGCAAGCAGAGATCGAAATAGAAGTGTGGAAGGAGCGCTTTGGAAATGAGCAATGAAAGGCTACATGATATTGTGACAGCCATTATCGAGGCGGCAGACGAAATAAATGGGAAAGAAGATGCTGATGCACAGGACTATGGCCAACTTTTGGCGTATGCGGAAAGTTTGAGCATTATCCGCGACGCCTATGATGGTGATTTGTCGGAAATCGGGCTGAATTTCGACATTGACAAACGGTATCTATGAGCGTTGAAATTCAAGACAACAGCAGAGAGATTTCTGCCGAGATTAAGGCGGCGCTGTTGCGGGGGCTTGAAAAGGCCGGGCTTGTGGCAGAGGGGTATGCGAAAAAGCTGTGCCCCGTGGATACCGGAAATCTGCGCAACAGCATTACTCATGTGGTAGACGAGCAGGAACCGGCGGCAATCATCGGAACAGATTCTGAGTACGGTGCGTATGTGGAATTAGGAACCGGCATTTACGCCGAAGGTGGCGGCGGACGGCCTACGCCGTGGGTGTATCAGGACGCAAAGGGAAATTGGCATTACACGCGTGGCAACAAGGCACAGCCGTTTTTGAAACCTGCTGCCGCCGACCATGCCATCCAATACCGGAAGATATTGGAGGACGAACTGAAATAGGAGCTAATTGCTTACAAATTGTATGCAGTTGGCTCTTTTTGTTAATTACCGCAAAGGACAGCGGTTTTTATAAAACTATCGTTTCCGAAGGAACGGAACCGAAGAAAAGGAGATAGTGTCATGGCACTTACACGAAAACTTTTGAAGGGTATGGGGCTTACCGATGAGCAGGTTGATACCATCATCGAGGCGCATACCGACACCGTGGACGGCCTAAAGGCGGATGTGACCCGCTACAAGGCCGATGCGGAGAAGCTGCCCGGCGTGCAGAAGCAGTTGGACGACCTCAAGGCAGCGGGTGACGGCGGTTACAAGGCGAAGTACGAGAAGGAACACTCGGCCTTTGAAGCCTTTAAGACCGACATCACGGCAAAGGAAAGCAAGGCGGCAAAGGAAAAGGCCGTGCGTGCTTACTTCGAGAGCAAAAACATCACCGGCGCGAATTTGGACCTTGCGATGCGCGGCTGTGGAGAAGAAATGGCCGCATTGGAGATGGACGGCGACAAGATCAAGGACACCAAAAGCCTTGATGCACTCGTAGACGGCACCTACAAGGGGCTTGTCTCCACCACGCAGACGCACGGGGCGAATCCCGCCACCCCCCCGGCAAACACCGGCGGCGCAAAATCCCGAGAGGACATCTACAAGAAGGACGATAAAGGCCGCTATGTGATGTCTACGGCGGAGCGCCAGAAAGCGCTTGCCGATCTGATGGCAAGCGAAAACAACTGATTTTTTGAAAGGAGCTATTTATGGCTGCGAAAACTAATGTAACAACTTCCGCGCAGTTTACTACTTCCGCACGCGAGGTGGATTTTGTGTCCCGCTTTGCTGACAACTGGGACGCGCTGCGCAACATCATGGGCATCATGCGTCCCATTCGCAAGGCCCCCGGCACGAAGCTGGTTTCCTACAAGGCCAGCGTGGACGGCGGTCTCAAGGGCGGCACCGTGGCAGAGGGTGACGAGATTCCCTTTACCAAGATGAAGGTGGCGCCTGTTGCCTATGGCGACATCGACATTTCCAAGTATGCCAAGAGCGTGACCATCGAGAGCGTGGCAAAGTACGGCGCTGACGTTGCCGTGGAGAAGACCGACGAGGCTTTCCTCGTGGCCCTGCAGAACAAGGTCCTGACCGACTTCTACACCTTCCTCGGTACCGGCACTTTGAAGGTGACCGAGAAAACGTGGCAGCGTGCTCTGGCTATGGCTAAGGGCAAGGTGCTGGACAAGTTTGCCGGTCTGGATAAGGACGTAACCGAGGTGGTGGGCTTTGCCAACATCATCGACGCTTACGATTACCTGGGCGACAAGGAGATCACCGTGCAGACGATGTTCGGCATCAACTACGTGGAGAACTTCATGGGCTACCGCACCCTGTTCCTGCTGCCCGAGAAGTACATCGCCTCCAAGAAGGTGATTGCTCTGCCCGTGGAGAACATCGACCTGTACTATGTAGACCCGAGCGACAGCGACTTTGCCAAGCTGGGGCTGAATTACACCGTGAAGGGCGAGACCAACCTGATCGGCGTCCATGTTGACGGCGATTACAGCCGCGCCACGGGCGATATGTACGCCATCATGGGCATGAAGCTGTGGGCTGAGTATCTGGACGGCATTGCCGTGGCTACCGTTTCTGTGGCCGGCGCGGGCTAAATAGGAGGGCAGCGTAATGCTTGAACAAGTCTTACGGCACTTGAACAACTGGTTCCTTGTGGAGATTCACGAGGGCACGTTCGCCGTGGAGAACGGCAGCATTGCGCTGCCCTTTCTCCTAACCAATCAATATTTCCGCATCTGCGGCTCTGTGTTTAATGACGGTCTGCATCAATATCCGGCGGCTGACCTTACGGATGAAACCTTTACCGGAACGGTGTGGGTGTTGGCTGTTCCGAAGGCTGTGGTTTTGCTTGCCGAAGATATCGCCGCGTGGGAAGAAAAGAACGGTGAAGCCGTTTTAAGCCCGTACACGAGCGAAAGCTTCGGCGGGTACAGTTACACAAAGGCAAGCGGCGGAAATGCCGACACGAGCGCCGGGACGGGCTGGCAGGGCGCTTTTAAAGGCCGGTTAAATGACTGGCGCAAGCTCAAGGGGGTGGAACCGTGAGTTTACTGGACGATTTTGCCCACAAGTGCATTTTGATGGAGAAAAAGCGCACGCCTGACGGTGCGGGAGGCTACATCACTGCGTGGGAAGAGGGCGCGGAGTTCCTCAATTACCAGTCTCTTGACACATCGATGGAGGCGCGAAAAGCGGAAAAGGACGGCGTTACCTCGGTATATTCCGCGCTGGTCAATCAGAGCGTTCCCATCGAGTACAACGATTATTTCCGCGATACGGAAACGGGGATTACCTATCGTGTGACCTCGAATCCCGAGGAAAAAGCCGCGCCAAGGTCTGCGGGGGCGACCGTCCGAGCACTGAAATTCTTCACCGCGGAGCGAAAGGAGCTGCCGAAATGACAAAGGACAAGGCACTCCATGCGTGGTTTTCCCAATTCCTCCCGTCGTATCCGACCTCGAATGTGCCGGAGGATGCGACCTTCCCGTGGCTGACCTATGAGCTTATCACAGGATCATGGGAGAGCGGCGAGACCGCGCTGACGGTCAACCTCTGGTATTACACCGAGAGCGAAGCGATGCCCAACGCAAAGGCACAAGAAATCAGCGAAGCAATCGGCATGGGTGGCTGTATGGTCGCCTATGACGGCGGAGCAATGTGGATCAAGCGTGGCTCCCCGTGGTGTCAGAACATCGCAGACGAAAGCGATAAAAACATCAAGCGAAGGTATCTCAACATCACGGTGGAATACCTATCGCAAAACTGATGAAAGGAAGAAAATATGAAATTCACAAAAATTCCCTCTGATGCATTTCAGAAGCTCCAGATAAACGCCGGTATTCTGACTACCGATTTTGCCCCGGCCACCGGCACCATCGGGGAATCGGGGCAGATTGGCGCGACGACCGGCGGCATTAGCTTTACCGCAACGCCCACCTATAAGGACTATGGAGAGGACATCGACAACTGCCCCAAGAACATGAAGGAACTGAAACGGGTGGATTCCTGGGAGGCGAAGATTGCGGGTACGTTCATTAACGCAGACACCAAGATTGCAAAGAGCCTTTGCGGTGCTGCCGATGTGGGTACCAGCGATGGGAAGGTCACGCCTCGGAACGATCTGTCGGACGCTGACTTTGCCGACATCTGGCTGGTGGGCGACTACTCCGACAAGAACGGAGATAAAAATGGCGGCTTCATCGCCATCCACCTGATGAACGCACTGTCTACCGGCGGCTTCCAGCTGAAGACCAGCGACAAGGCGAAGGGGCAGTTCGCGTTTGAGTATACGGCCCACTACTCCATGAGCGCACAGGACACTGTGCCATTTGAGATCTACATCAAGGCCGGTACGGCGGAGGCGTAACACCATGAAACTGTCAAAAATTAAGGGGGAGCGAGTGTTTGATGTTATCGCAGACATTATCGATCCTATTGCCAACATAGCCGAGGACAAAGTAGCCGCAGCGTTGTTTCAGCGTCAGAAGCTCCCGGATGGCGTAAATGCAAAGGACTTTGTATTGGCAAGGGTTAAGAAATCTGCTCCGCTGCTTTTGCGTGGGCACAAGAAAGATCTGATCGCAATTTTGGCGGCTGTGGAAGGCGTGCCTGCAAAAAAATATGCCGCCGGGCTGACGCTTGCCAAGTTGTTGGTTGATGTTACTGAGCTTATGACGGACGAGGCCTTTACAGACCTTTTTACATCTGCGCAGACCGAGACGGCAGAAACGCCGTCCGGCTCTGTGCAGGAGAATATCGGGGAAGCCAAAGAGTAAAGCCATTTCTGTCATACTGTGTAGCGCGGTATAAGCAGGATGCAGAAGAAAAAGCATATCGAATTTATGCTGCTGACCTGCTTAAAGTAATATGCGAGCGATGTGCGGGCGTGTCAATCGATAAGCGATATATTGAAATTATAGATGTGAGCAAAAAAGACAACCGCTCCTGTGAAGAAATCACCAGCGATATTGTCAATCGGTGCGGGTTACAGGTTAAAAAAGCCGCCCCGTGAAGGGGCGGCGGGCGAATATGCGTTACTTGAGGACATAATCAGAAATCATTCTTCCGATTTTCCCGATGTCTGTGCCTCCCTTAAACTCAAACTTTGCGACATAACCATTGGAGAATGTCAGAACAAGTTCGCTATCCGGAATGATTTCGGCAAATCCTGGGGTTTGCACGGAGAAAAACTGCACTTTCGAATAGGGCATAGAGCTGAAGGACTTGCGCTTTCCTGTAATCCCCTGTACATCAACCGATATGACTCGCTTGTTAGTAAAAATCAGCTGGTCGCGGACGGTCTTAAATGCGGCAGCGATTTCTTCCCCATCGATCAACAAGCCATTCACTTCGCCACGCACATCGGAAACGGGAATCGGCTTTAAGTCCCACGCAGAATCTTTGTTAAAACTTATCATAAATAATCCCTCCTTGCCGATAGCATACCATACTCCCAATGGAATGTCACGAATAATTTTCAGAATTTACAAAGAGAGCGAGGTGAACGCATGAATCTTCTTGATCTGTTTGTGAAAATATCTGTGCAAGACGAGGCAAGCGAAAATGTAGAGACATTATCAGGAAAATTCAAAAATGGGCTTGCCACTGCGGCTAAAGTCGGCGCCGCAGCTGTAGGTGCGGCTGCTACCGGCATTGCTGTGCTTACGAAAAATGCGCTTAACAACTATGCTGAGTATGAACAGCTGGTCGGTGGCGTTGATACGCTATTCAAGGATAGCTCTGCAAAAGTTCAAGAATATGCAGCAAATGCATATAAGACTGCTGGCCTATCTGCTAACGAATATATGGACACAGTTACAAGTTTTTCTGCGTCCTTGCTGCAATCGCTTGGCGGTGATACAGAAGCGGCGGCAGACATGGCTAATGTTGCAATCACGGATATGTCTGATAATGCCAATAAAATGGGCACGGATATGGCATCTATCCAGAACGCCTATCAGGGGTTTGCAAAGCAGAACTATACCATGCTTGATAACCTGAAGCTTGGCTATGGTGGAACAAAAGAAGAAATGCAGCGCCTTATTGACGATGCAAACGCTCTAAACGCTTCCCAAGGTAAATACACAAATTACAGCATTGAAAGCTATGCGGATATTGTCAGCGCAATCCATGATGTTCAAGTTGAAATGGGCATATACGGAACAACGGCAGATGAAGCAAGCACCACCATCCAGGGCTCTGTTTCATCCATGAAGGCCGCATGGGGCAATCTGCTGGTTGGCATTGCTGACGATAACGCCAATTTTAAGACACTTACAGAGCAGTTCGTTGATAGTCTTGTTACCGTTGGTGAAAATATTATCCCGCGTATAAATATCATCATCCAAGGGCTTACGCAACTCATAATAGAAGCGTCCCAGACAATCATTCCGTTGGCTGTGCAGATTTTGCTTGAAAACCTGCCGAGCATTGTTGCTGCTGGCATGGATTTAATCATTGCGCTTGTAAGCGGCATCCTTGACAACATCGATATGCTGATTGACTGTGTTCTGGAAATGGTTGATGTCATAGTCGATAAGCTGATTGACAACTTGCCGAAGCTGATAGATGGTGGAATCAGGCTGATTGCTGCACTTGCTAATGGACTGATTCGTGCCATACCGAATTTGGTATCGAAAATTCCCCAGATTATTTCGTCTATCGTGAAGGGGCTTATCAGCGGCATCCCTGCAATTTTCGATGTCGGCAAGAACATAGTCGAAGGACTTTGGAACGGCATCAAAAGCATGGGTTCGTGGGTTTCTGGAAAAGTAAAAGACTTTTTCGGTGGAATTGTAGGTGGAGTTAAGGATTTCTTGGGCATCCACTCCCCGTCTAAAGTGTTCGCCGGTATTGGCGGCTTTATGGCTGAAGGCTTAGGCGAAGGCTTTGACGATCAATTCAAGTCCGTAAAAAAGGACATTGAAAACAGCATGGACTTTGACGCTGGCACAATTACCGCAGATGCGAACATCAGCAGGCACTATACAAGTGGTTCTTACGGAGCAGCAAGCACAAGCTGGGGCGGCGATTCCGGAAAAATTGTAATGCTGCTGGAACAGTATTTGCCTATGCTGGCAAATATGAAAGTCATCATGGACAGCGGTCAGGTTGTCGGTTTGCTTGCCCCCGGCATGGATGAAGAACTAGCCAAAATCAATGCGAGGAGGGCAAGGGCCGTATGATAGGAAAAGTATTTTTTGACGGAAAAGACACTTACACAGAATACGGCCTGCTGCTTGCAAGCAAGTCCATAGCTCTGCCGGAAGTCCGCACGAACATGATCGATGTTCCGGGCCGGGACGGTCTGCTTGACGCGTCCGAAGTGTTGACCGGAGAAGTCACCTATAAGAACCGTACTATTACACTGAAGCTCACCGGCGTGGACACGGTGAGCGGCAAGACATGGCCTGCTACGATTTCCGATTTCTGCAACAAAGTCCACGGCAAGCACGTTAAAATAACATTCCCCGAGGACACCGCCCATTTTTACAGTGGGCGGTGCTCCGTTGGGCAAGTGGAGCTTGTCAAAATGATGCAGACCATCCCGGTCACGGTTGACTGCGACCCGTGGAAATACAAGAACGCAAAAACCACTGTTTCCCGCTCTGATTTGGACACGGCGTATAAACAGCTTGCGCTACCGAATGAAAGCCGCCCTGTTATCCCAACAATCACGGTGGCGCAAGATACCGTATTGCTTTGGGGCGGCAACACAATCAACGTCAGCGCAGGGGATCACATTTTGCCAGCCGTTAGGCTTGCGGCCGGCAACAACATCTTGAAAGCCAAAGTCGCAAGCGGAACGGGAAGTATCACTGTGACGTATCAGGAGGCGAGTATGTAATGTATCAGCTAAAATACAAGGACTACATACTGCATGATATGCGCCTTGCGGATGAAAAACTAATCATCCGCGATCCTTCTGTGAAGCTGGCAGTAAGCAAGGCCGGGGAAATGTCCTTTACGGTGGACGCAGAACATCCCTATTTAAGCAATCTGCGCCGCATGAGCGGCCTTGTGGAGCTGCTGGACGGCACTTTGCCCATATATAGAGGGAGAATCACCAGCGATACAAAAGACTTCTATGGGGCGCACAAAATCGAAACAGAGGGCATTATGGCGGTGCTGAATGACAGCATCATACCACCGTTCAACTTCCCAGAGGACTTTGCGGAGGACGATCCCTATAAGGCCGCCGCCGCAAGCGGGAATGTGGTGGAGTTTTTCTTCCGCTGGATTCTGTCACAGCACAATGCGCAGGTGACCGCAGAGCAGCAGATCAAGCCTGGCGTGATTACCGTGTCCGACCAGAATAATTACATTACCCGCAGCTCTGAGGAGTACGCCACGGCGATGTCCACGATATCCGACAAGCTGATTAAATCGGCTTTGGGCGGGTATCTCCTGATTCGATATGAGGATGACGGGAACTATCTGGATTATTACGCTGCGTTGCCGCTCACAAATACGCAGTCTGTGGAATTTGCTGAGAATCTCCTTGACCTTTCCAGCGAGACGGACGGAACAAACATTTACACCGCTATTCTACCAGAGGGCAAGGACAGCTTGACCATCGAAGCACTGCCAGATGGTGATTTGACAGATGACCTTGTTAAATCCGGGCTTACTATTTATAGCAAGTCTGGCATAGCCACATACGGGCGCATTGCCCGGCACATCAAATGGGATGATGTGACTGTTGCCGCCAACCTTCAGACCAAGGCGAAGGCGGCGCTGGCTGACAATGGTCTGTCCATGCCGGAGACCATCACCTGCAAGGCGGTTGATTTGGGCTGGCAAGATGGCATCCAGCATTTCCGGGTGGGCCGGATGACGGCCCTTTTCAGCACTCCGCACGGCTACAGCGCGTCCTATCCGCTGATGGAGCTGGCCCCCGATATTCTTGACCCCGGCAACACACAAATCACGCTGGGCGCTACCCAGCAAACCTACACGGGGGCGCAGATAGATGCCAAGCGTGAAACGGATAAACGAATCGAAAGCACACGGCAGGAGATTTCTGAGCGGGTGGACGAATCTTCAAGCCAAGTGATTCAGGCCACACACCAGCAGATTACCGATCTGCAGCAGAATGTCAACTCCATCATCCTGTCCGCTCTGGAAAACTATGTAGAAACCGGGGATTTTGACAGCTACAAAGAGGAGGTCAGCACAAAGCTGTCTGTGCTGACTGACCAGCTGAGCATTGACATCACTAAGGTAACCGAGCACATTGACAAGGTGGACGGCGATCTGCAAAGCAAGTACAGCGAGATCACAAAGGCTTTCCGGTTTACGTCTGACGGCCTAATCATTGGCGAAACGGGCAATGAAATCCTGCTGCGGCTGGATAATGATGTGTTGCAGTTTGTCCGCAACAACACACCGGAGTTGCAGATCACCGCAGAGGGCGTGGAAGCAATGCGTATCAAGGTATCTGTCCTCTGCATCGGAAACGTGGTTTGGACGGAGGACGAAAACGGCGATGTAATTGCCAGTTGACAGGAGTTGAGAACATGGCGTCCATTTACAGCAGCATAAACAAAGGCTGGCGCTTGCGTCTGGATTGGTCAATCACAGGCCAGTCTATCGCAGACAACAAAAGTACATTAAGTCTTGATTTGTGGGTATATGACGGAACCGGATATTCCCAAAACGAGAGCAGCGGCGAAGCGTATTATATACTTCAGGGCGAAAAACGATGGAATCCGTATAATTACAGTTCCACCGGATGGTACAAACTGGGCAGCAAGACTATTACAGTCAGCCATAATGCAGACGGCACGAAAAGTATTGCGCTGACAGCAGAATGGGACTGTGGCTTTGACAGCTCCTACACACCACGCCATTTGTCCTTGTCGGAAACGGTGACGCTGACTACCATTCCAAGAGCGTCCACGGCCACCACAAGCGGCTCCACGCTGGGGGAGACCTTGACCATCACCATCAAGCGGGCCAGCAGCAGCTTTAAGCACAAACTCTATTACACATGCGGCAGCGTCAAGGATCAACTGATTGCAGAGAATGTAAGCACATCGTACAGTTGGAATGCGCCGCCTGTGTCTCTGGCACAGCAAGCGCCAAACGCAGAGACTGTGGCGCTCACACTCGCGGTCAAGACGTACAACGGCAGCGCCTATGTTGGGGCGTGGTCAACGGCTGTTAAGCTTGCTGTGCCGTCAACCGTGGTTCCGGACCTGTCTGTTGCAATCAGCGATCCAACAGGAGTGTCCGACACCTATGGTGGATATGTGCAGCTGCGTAGCAAGGTCAAGGTAGATATCACCGCATCCGGGGTGCAGGGCAGTTCCATCAAGTCTTACAGTATCAAGGTGGGCAGCATCTACGCTGCGACATCGGCCAGTGGTACAACGGATTATCTGCCCAGTTCTGGCGAACTGACTGTTTCCTGTGCTGTCACAGATAGCCGGGGGCGCACGACTACAAAGACACAAAGTATCACTGTCCTTGCTTACAGCAAACCAGCAATTACTGCTATTTCTGCCGCCCGTTGCAATGCCGATGGCACAGCAAACCGGGCTGGAACTTATGGCAAGGTGACTTTCTCCGGGGCCATTACTTCTCTTTCTGCCAAAAACACCGCAGCATATGCGGTACAGTATAGGGAAGTCGGCACTGAAGATTGGACTACGGCAGGCCGACCGGCGGCGGGAAACTACGATCCTGCTGATATTTCTGCCGTGTTTGCCGCAGACAAAAGCAAACGCTACGAAGTTCGGGTTGTGGCAACCGATGCCTTTGAAAGCATTGGCTCCACGTTGCGTGACCTCCCGGCAGCGTATGCTCTATACCATCTGGCAAAGCATCTGCTATCTGTGGGGCTGGGCCGTCTCTGTGACAAGGCAAACGCAATTCAAGTGGGGCTGGATGTTTATTTTGATAGGGATGTACAAATAGACGGCACACTGGCGGTAGGAGGGACGACGCTGCTGGATTATGCACATCCGGTGGGGAGTGTATATATCTCCACTGCGGCCACCGACCCTGTCGATCTTTTTGGAGGCGGGACGTGGGAACGCATAAAGGATGTATTCCTGTTGGCTGCGGGTGATACATACGCAGCTGGGGCCAGCGGCGGAGAAGCAGCGCATACACTGACCGCAAATGAGATGCCGAGCCATACGCACAATCCGGCCAATCAGCCGGGGTATTACGGCTTTATCACCAACAGCCAGAAGGCGTTCACCGTGGGTGATATGGGCGTTCAGAGCGGCAGCGGGCGGTACTATCCCTACGCATCGGCGGCATTTGACATCAGCCGAAACACGGCAACCGGTGCGACCGGCGGAGGGAAGGCTCATAACAATATGCCGCCATATCTGGCGGTGTATGCTTGGCGGCGAACAGCCTAATCGTCTCGCTGCGGGTCAATGGAAAATGGGGGTGTAAGGAGGTGATACCACCTTATAACATAGCCCCAGAGGAGAAAGGAAATTACTGAATGGAAACAATCGTCGTAGCTCTCATCACCGGTGGCCTGTCGCTGCTGGGGGTAATCATCACCAGCAACAAGACCACCCGTGATGTGCAGGCCAAGCTGGACACGCAGCAGGCCGTCACCGACACCAAACTGGACGAGCTGACACGGGAAGTCCGGGAGCATAACAACTTCGCCCGACGCGTCCCAGTGCTGGAGGAGCAGATCAAGGTCGCTAATCACAGGATAGCGGATTTGGAAAGACTGCCCAACCGCTGAGCATCGCAAATCTAAAGTATGAGGAGGGATACCCATGTATCGAGGTACAACGCCCACGCTGACATTCCGCCTGCCCATCGACACGGGGAGCATCACGGTGCTGTCCTTGGCCGTAGCGCAGGCCGGACAGGTTAAAATCGAAAAAGCATTGTCGGATGTACAGCTGGACGGGAATGTTGTCTCATGCACACTGACGGAAGCCGAGACCCTGTCGCTTACTGCCGGGAGAGGCATTGACGCAAAGATACAGCTCCGGGTGGGCGTAGGCGGTCAGCGCATGGCATCTCAGGTATTCGAAGTGCCTGTGGAGCGTATCTTGCGGGATGGTGCGCT